GGTGACATTGAGAAGGATACTGGCACCACTGCGCTAACAACTTGCGGAATCTTTGTGGGTTGCTCATACACGCCAAGCACGACCAGTCAGAAGACCTTTAATACGCAGTGGCCTGCGTCCACGGTCGCTTCTGATGCGATGGCTTACGTTATTGACGACCCGTTTGTTGTATTTCAGATGCAGGGTGACGAGGCACTGAACACCACAGATCGCGGACTGAATGCGGCTGTTGTTCAGACTGCTGGTAGCACTTCAATTGGAAAGTCCAAGAACGCTTTGGATGCTTCAACACCAGCTACCACGAACACGCTTCCGCTTCGGATTCTCGACTTTGTTGACGGACCCGACAGCCTTGCTCCTGTTGGCACAACTGCAAGTGATGCCTACCCCGACGTTATTGTGAAGTTTAACGCAGCGTCGAGTGGCTCAGCCTCCAATCACCAGTACCTCAACGCCACTGGCTTGTAAGGAGATTGATCAATGGCTATTTCACGCGCACAACTTCTCAAGGAACTTCTACCCGGACTTAACGCTTTGTTTGGGCTTGAGTATGCTCGTTATGATGACGAACACTCAGCTTGCTATGATGCAGAGGCTTCGGATCGTTCTTTCGAGGAGGAAGTAAAGCTTTCCGGCTTTGCTGCTGCTCCGGTTAAGCCGGAGGGCAGTGGTATCTCTTATGATGCCGCACAAGAATCGTTCACGGCGCGGTACAACCATGAAACGATTGCCATGGGCTTCTCGATTACCGAGGAAGCAATGGAAGACAACCTTTACGACTCTCTGTCTGCTCGTTACACCAAGGCGCTTGCACGCGCAATGGCCCACACGAAGCAGGTTAAAGCAATGGTTCCGTTTAACAACGGGTTTACCAACGCTTATCAGAGTGGCGATGGTGTCAACCTTTTCACTGCTGATGGCGATGGCGTCACCGGCGGCGACGGGCACCCGCTTGTTAGCGGTGGTAAAAACTCCAACCGTCCGGCAACGGCGGTTGACCTTAACGAAACTTCACTCGAAGCGGCTGTTATTCAGATTGCTAAGTGGACGGATGAGCGTGGTCTATTGATCGCTGCTCGCCCCCGCAAGCTGATTATCCCGCCCGATCTCCAGTTTGTCGCAAAGCGCGTACTGGGTAGTGAACTTCGTCCGGGCACGGCGGACAACGACATTAACGCAGTTCGCGTAATGGGAGTTGTCCCCGAAGGTCATGCTGTAAACCACTACCTGACCGATGTTGATGCGTGGTTCCTTATGACTGATGTGCCTAACGGCATGAAGCATTTCACTCGCGTTGCCATGGAAACGAGCATGGACGGTGACTTTGACACCGGAAACGTTCGCTACAAGGCGCGGGAGCGTTACAGCTTCGGCGTGTCGGATCCGCTTGGCGTTTGGGGTTCCCCCGGAGCATAAGCGGTGGTGTAGTGATATGGGGTGGGAGTGGCGCAGTTGCCGCGCCCACCCCATTTTCATTACAAGAATAATTTTTACCGGGTTTATTAAAGTTTTGGGTGACTGTCCCGGCAGACACTTACGGAGAACCCAAAACAAATCCTTTCGTAAGAGGGTACTCTTGTGGCAAATACAACTTTTAGTGGTGCAGTTCGGTCAGAAAACGGCTTTAAGGTAGTTTCTAAAAACGCTACCACTGGCGCGTTTACCACTTCCTTTACTTATGATGGTTCAGGGATGCAGGTTGCGCCTGTAACCCTGTCCGATGCGGACACTACGCTGACTGCTGCTACTCACGGTGGCAGGGTTGTTGTAGTTCCAGCTCTTACGGGCAACCGCACACTTACGCTTCCTAGCCCTTCTGAAGGCGTGGCGTTCAAGTTCATTTACGGTGGAGCGGCAGAAGAAACTGAGAACCTGATTATCGACACTGGTTCCGACACCAATTTCTTTATTGGTGGTGTCATCCATCTGGACTCTAACGCGGACAACGTGTCTGTGTACGCAGATGGCAACTCTAACTCAATCCTGACCCTCACGGACTTTGGTCTCATGGAGATCAATATTGTGGCGAAGGATTCCACGAACTGGATTATTTGGGGTAACACTGAAGGCGCAGATGCACCTGCGTTTACAGATCAGTCGTAATTAACAGATGGGGTCACCTGCCTTGAGTAGGTGGCCCCGTTCTTTCACCGGAAAATAACATGGCTGATGCAGTAACATCACAAACACTTTCTGACGGCCCCAGAATTGCCGTTATGAAGTTTACGAATATTTCTGACGGCTCGGGCGAGTCTGCGGTTACAAAGGTAGACGTTTCAGCGCTTAGCGCAGAACCGGGAACCGGTAGAGCGTGTTCTGAAGTAAAAATTCAACAAATATTTTATGCTTTAGAAGGCATGTCTGTTGACATTCTTTGGAATGCAAGCTCTAACGTGCTTTGCTTTACTGTGTCCGACTCTAGCTCTGGTCACTACGACTTTAGTAAGATGCAGGCGCTAACAAATAATGCTGGTAGCGGCAAGAACGGTGACGTTCTGTTTACTACGGTTGGTCACAGCAGTGGCGATAGGTACACAATTATTCTCGTCTTGGAAAAAAATTACGGTTAACCCAAGGGAGGATAGATGGCTACCTCAGGCACAAGCACTTTTAATCTTGATATTACAGAAATTGCAGAAGAAGCATTTGAAAGATGCGGACTTCAGCTTCGTACTGGCTATGATTTAAGAACTGCTACTCGTTCATTAAATCTGTTGACGATTGAATGGGCTAATCGTGGTATAAATTTTTGGACAGTTGAAAAAATATCAACATCGTTGACGGCAGATACGGCTACACTGACACTGCCGACTGATACAATTGATATTATTGAACATTGGATTAGGACTGGCTCGGGCGAAACGCAAAACGACTTGCAACTAGATCGTTTTAGTGTGTCGCAATACTCAAGTGTTCCTAACAAAAATACAACTGGAAGGCCTGTAAATATTTATATTGATAAACAGCGGGCTGCGCCGGTCGCTTATTTTTGGCCTACGCCCGACAAGGCTTACACATTTGTGTACCAAAAACTTCGCAGGATTGAGGATGTCGGCCACGACGGCGAATATACAATGGACGCGCCGTTTAGGTTTTTGCCTTGTATGGTTGCCGGTCTTGCCTACCAGCTTTCAATGAAATACCCGCAGGCAACGCCACGCATGGCCGACCTAAAGGCAGAATACGAGTTTCAGTGGGACTTGGCTCAATCAGAAGACCGCGACAGATCTTCTGTTAGGTTTGTTCCCGGCGGCTACGGATCTGTCTAATGGCACACTTTACCAATGGAAAGCACGCTTTTGGGTTTTGCGACAGAACCGGATTTAGATACAAACTATCTGACCTAAAACCTGAGTTTCGTGCTGGTATAAAAACTGGGCTTATGGTCGGCAAAGATGTGTGGGACGCAGACCAACCACAAAATTTTTTAGGAAAGCTGGGTAATTATACAGACCCACAATCTCTTAGAAATCCAAGGCCTGACGCATCGCTAACTGAAAGTCGTGGCATGTTTGCCTTCGATCCAGTTGGCAGCGGAAATGCAAACATTGATGCCGACCTGACCACACAGTCTAGTGTCGGTACCGTAACTATTGCTATTTCATGAATTATACAGAACTGGTTGCCGCGATAAAGGCTTATTGCCAAAACACGGAAAGCACCTTTGTAACAAATATTCCTACCTTTGTTAAACAAGCTGAAGACCGCATTTATCGTTCTGTAAACCTTCCAGTTAGCAGAAAAATAGTTGACGGAAACCTGTCAACTTCGACCAAACTTTTAACGTTCCCGTCAGATCTTTTGGCGCCGCTGTCGCTTGCGGTTACCAACTCAACGAGTGATCAAGTTTTTTTACTTTACAAAGATCACAACTTTATGTCTCAGGCCTACCCTGACGACTCCGTAAAAGGCTTTCCTAAACACTATGCAATTTATGACAGCACAAACTTTGTACTTGGTCCGTCGCCAAGCGCAACTTCTGCATACAGATTAAATTATTTTTATAAGCCTGCGAGCATTGTTACAGCATCAACCACATGGTTGGGAACAAACGCTGATAGCGTTTTGCTTTATGGCGCTTTAATTGAAGCGTACACTTACATGAAAGGTGACGCAGACATGATGAACCTGTACACAGAAAGGTACCAAGAAGCACTTGGGCTGCTTAAGGCTCAAGCAGAAGGGCGCATGACAATAGATGAATACAGAGACGGCACTATACGGGGGCCTAGGATATAGACATGGCCATTACCCAATCTGTATGCAATTCTTTTAAAAGCGAAGTTTTAAAAGGTTTGCACAATTTTTCTGCTTCTGGTGGAAATACCTTTAAGGTTGCCCTTTATACAAGTGATGCAACCTTAGATTCATCAACAACTGTGTACTCAACAACAAATGAAGTCAGTTCATCGGGAACAAATTATACTGCCGGTGGCAACACATTAACTAATGTAGACCCAACAACTTCTGGTGGCGTAGGGTTCGCGGACTTTTCAGACAGTTCTTGGGCAAGCGCCTCGTTTACAGCAAGGGGCGCATTAATTTATAACAGTACAAACGGAAACCGTGCTGTAGCTGTGCTTGACTTTGGTATCGACAGAGAAGTTTCTAGCGGAACTTTTACAATAGAGTTTCCAACTGCTGACTCAGAAAATGCAATTGTAAGGGTTAAATAATGGCAACATACGTTAACAATCTTCGTTTAAAGGAAATTGCTACTGGCGACGAAGAAGGCACATGGGGAGCGTCAACCAACACTAACCTTGAGTTGATTG